GGCGGATGGAGAGGTAGGTCTCGGTGAGGAAGTTTCCGCTGCCGCAGGCGGGGTCTCAAACGTTCACGTATTTGATACAATCCAACGATAGCCAGGATTTTGAACACCCCGTGTGCAGTAACAATTCGAATCCATCAGCGCATATCTGGCATCTCTTAACTAATGAGGAACATTGAAAAGGAGAAGCCGGAATGGGTGTGCGATTAAAAGCACAAAAAATCAGGGCAGTCACCATTCAGTTGATTAACTGCCCTGATTTTTTATGCTCTTACCTCCGTCCCATCCTTGAAGGTCACTCGGATATCATCCTTACTGTAAACTGTGATGAAGTCTACCAGGCTGCTCCAAAGCCGGACGTCGAATTCCTGGATGGGTTCCTGGTTGCGGAGGTCATCGATGAAACCCTCCAGCTGTTTGCTCCGGGCCTTGCGGTACTTAATGGCCTCGCAAGTCTTGTCATATTGCTTTTTTATTGCTTCATACCGGCCGACCAGCTCATCATAATTCCGAGCATATTCATCCTGGTTCTGTGCGACCCTGGCGTTCTCGGCAATAAGCTGTTGCACCTTATCAGTCAGCAGGTTGAGGTCCATTCCGAGCTTGTCTCGCTCCTTTTCTAGAGCTTCTGTATTTGTCAACTTTTCTTTCAGATAGTTTACGCTGTCCAGAATTTCCTCTTTTCGTTCAATAACCTGATTGACTGCCTTCACAAAGATGGATTTGATTTCCTCTTCTGTAATATGTGGTGTCGTACAATGATTCTTGAACTTATCATTACAGCGGAAGATAGTCCGGCGATATCTATCAGTGGAATGCCAGACCTTGGACCCATACCAGCTGCCGCACTGGCCACACTTGATTTTACTGGAGAAAATGGATACCCCACTGTAGCGTTTTTTCCCTTCATGCCTCCGCTTAATTTCTTCCTGCACCCAGTCAAATACTTGCGGACTGATGATGGCTTCATGGTCATTTTCCACATAGTACTGAGGTACTTCTCCTTCATTCTGCTTCTTTTCCTTGGTCAGAAAATTGACGGTAAAGCTTTTCTGGAGTAAGGCATCTCCTTTGTATTTCTCGTTAGTCAGGATGCTTTCTACTGATTTCTGGGACCAGCGTCTCTTACCACCTGGGGTGAGAACTCCGCTGGCAGTCAGTTTCCGCGCAATGGAATGGAAGGTCAAACCATCCAGAAACAATCGGTAAATCAGCTTCACTGTCTTTGCTTGCTCCTGGTTAACTACCAGATTTCCATTAGGGCCCCGGTCATATCCAAGGAAACGACCAAATGGGACACTTACCTTCCCATCGGCAAACCGCTTTCGATGGCCCCAGGTAACGTTTTCTGAAATGCTCCTGCTTTCTTCCTGAGCCAAAGAACTCATAATAGTAATGAGAAGTTCGCCTTTGGCATCCAGTGTCCAGATATTTTCTTTCTCAAAATATATCTCAATGCCCTTGTCTTTGAGTTTGCGTACCGTCGTCAAGCTGTCTACCGTATTTCTGGCAAAGCGACTGACCGACTTTGTGATAATCAGATCGATTTTCCCATCCAGGGCATCTTTGACCATCCGCTTAAATCCATCACGGTGACGAGTGTTGGTAGCGGAAATTCCTTCATCGGTATAAATACCCACAAATTCCCAGTCATCCCGGCCTTTAATATAGTTTGTATAATAATCAACCTGAGCCGCATAGCTGGTAAGCTGATCATCATGGTCCGTAGAAACACGGGCATAACCTGCCACTTTCCGTTTCTTCCGGCTGTTAATCGGAGCCGCTGTATAACGGCTGATTGTCGCCGGAATTGCTCTTACTATTCTTTCCATCGGTTATCATCTCTCCTCCATTCCTTTTTTAACTCCATTATTTTCACTTTTGCTTCTGGGTCCTTGCTTCTTGCCAATTTCATAAGGTCATGCATATATCTCCGGTATGCTGCACTGTGGCGGCACCTATGTTTTTTTTCTTTATATTGCCTGGTCTCTGTATGGCCATCCTTGAAATAAAAGACTACTTCGCCGTTTTGGATGACAGCCTTTTCCAGAAGTTCATCCATTCTTCCTTCATCAAAGGAAGCCATTCCCAATACAGAAGCTGTCAAATTTTTCATAGTGCTATCCTTGATGGAGCCATTGCCACATTTGCCGGCGCAGCGCCAGTACCTTTCCTTTCCACCATCAAGATACGTAGTTTGCTGGCTCCTGTAATTCTCGCCGCAGTTCCCGCATTTAATGAATCCGGTAAACTCATTAAATGCCTTTTTATTAGGGTTCGTGCTTTTCAGTTTATGTCTTTCTCCCCATACTTTTCTCCGTTCAGGAGTCCACCAGTCAGCCCGTGCAGTTGATACCCATTGCCGGGTAATCTTCTCTCCATTTTTCATATGAAACACCATTACATGCTGTTCTGGCACTACAATTTTATCCACATGGTCCAGAAAGGTTTTCTCATCGAATTCTTCAATCCCTAGGACCTTCTTGCATTCCTGGATAAGGATTTTTTGCGGAATGCTGCCTTTCGATTGGCAAGTTCGTCCTTTGACTTTATGGGAACCACAAGACCAGTAGTCTTGTTTCTGCTTCCCCTTCTTCCGGATATAATGCACATAACTTTTTCCACAGATACCGCACTTAATTTTGCTGGTAAAGCAACAGGTGTTAATGGACCAGTTTGCCAAAGCCCCTAGTTTCCTGCGCCGTTCCTGCTCCGCCTGTACCTTTTGATAGACTTCCATAGGGATGATGGCTTCATGGGTATTTTCCACGAAATATTGAGGTAACTCCCCACGGTTGATTTTTGTCTTTCCGGTAATGGGGTCCGTGACATATTCTTTCTGGAATAGCAGGTTGCCGGTGTAAGTGATATTCTTTAATATCGCCCGGATGGATGTATTACTAAAATGTTTTCCATTGGAGGATTTCACTCCCCGTTCAGCCAGTTGCTTTTCTGTAGCCTCAGCGGATAGCCCATTCAAGAAATTATCATAAATGAGCTTCACCACTGCCGCTTCTTTCGGCTCAATAACAAGCTGGTCACCTTTCCAACGGTATCCATAGATTCTAAAGCGTCCGTTGGGAATCCCTTTTGCAAAACGCTTCCGAGTTCCCCATTTCACATTCGTACTGATGGAGCGGCTTTCCTCCTGAGCAAAGGAGGCCAAGATTGTCAGCATCAATTCGCCATCACCGCTCATGGTATGGATATTTTCCTTTTCAAACCATACCTCGATACCCAGTTTTTTCAGGTTTCGAACAGTACGCAGTAAGTCTACCGTGTTACGGGCAAAGCGCTGGATGGATTTTGTAAGAATAATATCAATCCTCCCTGCTTTAGCATCTTCCAGCATCCGCCGGAATTCCTGTCGCTTTTTTATTCCCGTCCCGGAAATCCCGTAGTCAGCGTAGACCCCGGCGTATTCCCATTCCGGGTTCTTCTGTATCAGACTGCTGTAATAGCTAATCTGGGCTGAAAGGGAATGGTGCATTCGTTCCGATTCCATGGATACTCGGGCATATGCAGCCACTTTTTTACGTGGCCTGAGATTAGGAACGCTTTGCTCGATTTTACGAATTATCCGCATAGTATCAACTCCTTCCAACACCATATATCACTCTGTTTGATACAATTAGCAAGTAAATAAGTCCCCAGAAAACGGCTGGTATCGTCGGAGCATGTCGCGCTCAAAGTCATGATATTCCTTTTCTGTGATGAGCTTCTTGGCCAGCATCTTCCGAGCCAAATGCAGGGTCACCTGGAAAGCTACTTCTTGTTGAAACGTCTTCTTATCCATGGCGAACACCTCTAAACCGGTAAGCAATATAGCAGTCATGGGAGCAGAACTTTCTGTGGCTATCCCCGTAGACCATGAACTCTTTTCCACAGGCAGGGCAGGTAAAAGTATAGTTTGCTTTCCTCCGCACCAGGTCCAGATGGTTATTCCACCACTTATTGCGGCAAGCGTCCGAGCAGAAGCGTTTCCTCTTCCGGCCAGGATTCTGTGTGATCGGTTTGCCACACTCTTCACAGACAGTTCCCGTCTTTGGCGCTGTAAGGCTATTCCTCCTGCAGAAAGATTTTACTGTGTTGATAGAAATCCCAAGCTCGGTAGCTATGCTGCCATACCCTGCTCCATCCCGGCGCAGCGAAATAATCTTTTGTTTCTGTTCGTCATTCATTCTTGGCACCTCCTGAATTTTGGTCTTCAGGAGTAACAGGACAAAAAGCCTATCGTTAAGTACTTTTAGGACATTAAAAAAGAGACTCGTCATTTTGACAGTCTTCTTTTGAGTATTTCTCACTTACTATTCCACGAAAAATTCAGCTTTTTAAATTACAAATAAACTTTTTATTGGGAATAATCCCTCATTATATAAAATATAAATATGCTAAAATATATTAAAATTTTATTTTTTATGTGATTCCGGAGGAATGAACCATGACTCAATCATTTACCATTCCAGACACAATATCCGAAGAATACATTAGGAATCTTAACTGGAGAGAATTTGAGTTATTCGTTAGTGAATTGTTGAAATGGAACGGCTATTATGCAAAAGTAACACCCGCCTCAAATGATGAAGGAAAAGATATTATTGCAACAAAAAATGGTGACCATTACTATATTGAATGTAAGCATTGGTCCAAACATTATAAAGTAGGCCGAGAATATTTAGAAAAATTAGTGGGGGCTGCCGCAAGAGATGGCGTAAAAAATATAATTTTCATAACAACAAGTGCTTTTCACAAAAATGCTTATGACTATAGGGATGACCTAAATATACAAGGTAATTTTAATTTACTGCTATTAGATACGAAGAGCCTCATTCGCTTGTCTAAACATCATAAAGAAAATAATATAAATAATCTTAGCACAACAAGAAACACACCAATTATTACTCCATTTACCAAGAAAGATTTAAAACTCGGAGACCTTAGTTGGCATGATCCCAAGGAGAAGGTGCTGAAAGTTCTAGGTTCCCCAATTTCAATTAAAAAAAATTTTCCTCCCCTTTGGTCTGGTAATGTTGAAGACCTAAAATTTGATAATAATAATATCGAGGTAATTACCGTTAATGATTCCTTAATATTAATGATTGTGAAATTACCCAATAACATGGCAACTCCAAGAGGAATTTACTGTGGCATGACAGCTCAAGACATTATTGATTGCTTATGGCCAGCCTTCGTTCTCATACAATGGGAAGAATAGTACAATGGATACCTCCATAGTTTATGAAGTAGAGGATAGAATTGACCTGATATTTGATTTGTTAAATAATAAAATTACTTGCATTCGATTTGGAGAATTTGACTAAACTCCTAAACATTAATAATTTCTTTAATCACTCTAACCGCCGATAATAGCAAGTACTTCTCACTTACTAGTCCACGAAATATTCAGCTTTTTAAGGCACAAAAAAAGAGCCTCTCAAAGGCTCTCTTTTTATTAAAGTGTGAAAAGGAAGGCTGGCCCTTTTTCGTATTCGTTGCTCATGAGCTTTTTGTTATCGCTGTAGATTTCAACCATACCTTTCAGGCTGCAGCCCATTTTCGTGAAGGCCCAGGCAGTGTCCATGGCGTTGGTCCAGTTAGAGGAAAAGGTGAATTCTGTCACCCCGAACTCTTTGAACATCTGGATGATTCTTTCTGGTTCCGTATAGGAGCCGCTTACGTCCAGGAGCTTGTTGCCGCGTAGCTTCATTTCGGTGTAAAGCCGCATCATATTGCTGAAGTCTTCCCCTTTGGCCCGAACCTCCTGGAGCAGTTCCTGGTAACCTTCCCTGCAGGCTTCCATGCCCTTTTCGTCTTTTGCCTTTTCGGCCTCGTTGAATCTCTTTTCCAGGTCCAGGTTCCTTTCGTAAAACTTTGCAATCATTTCCATCTTTTTCATTTTATGTACCTCTCTTTCTTTGGGGTGTTTCCCCTTTTCTTGTGTATATATATCACTCTAAAGGTACATAATAGCAAGTCAATTATCGATAAATATCGTACTTATCTTCGGCTTGTACTTTTCTTCCATCTGCTTTTGGAACCGGCGGTATTCCTTCCTTGTAATAAGCCCCTGGGCCAGCAGCTGCTTTGCTAGTTTCATAGTAACAAGATAGCTTCCTTCGGCTTCAAGGTTCATGATGACCAAACCTCGCTTCCAAATAACACTTATGTCAGCAGTACTTTCTTGGCTTTGAACCGGTCACTGTGAACAACTTATGGCAATTCGGGCACACCACTTCTCTGGCATTGCGATGATGCACCAGGTCCCTATGAGTATTCCACCAGTTCATTCGGCACTCATCATTACAAAATTTTCTCTCCCGGCCACCTTTCACCTGCTTCAGGGACTTTCCGCAATATAGACAGTAACCGTTCTTCGCCTGGATCGCATGGCGTTTACAGTAAGACTTTACCGTATTCACCGACACACCTATGACACCTATGGCCTTTGCAATCTTTATATATCCCAGGCCCTGTTCCCTCAATCTGCTGAGCATTTTCTTTTGTGCATCGTTCATAAGTAGCACCTCCTACTTATTAGTCCACAAAATGTTCAGTTATTTAAGAGCACAAGAAAAAAGCCTACGTAAAGGCCCTCTACCACATCATTCAAGACAATGAACTCCCGCATTTCAATAATGAACTAAATAATAAATAGCAGCTTAATCAGATATTTTAAGATACCACTTAGCCTTACCTACCAGAGCTTCATCGCGTGGGAAATCAGCTCTCCCGCAATGTGGAGGAACGTATAGCAGTCCAGAAAAAGCGGTATATCCGCGTATGTAACAATAGCCTGTCCTGCATATTTGCTGTACTTGCGGTCGTACTCTCATGTAGGCAGAGTTGTCAATCACGTCCTTGATGTCGCAAAGCTATTATTGAAGCAAGCATACCTAATGCATGTCTTAGAAACAAACGTCATCTTTCTTTAGGTAATGACATTCAGGTAAGTGATACATTATACGTGTTTGTCCCTCCATCTATGAAAAAGCCTGTTCAAACTGTTCAATATGTCTCTCTGACTCTTTCATTACATGTTGCATATATGCATCCATGTATGACCAGTCGGGGTTGCCATGAGAATCTACTGGCAATTTGATTTGTTCAAATTTCAACAAATCGGGGAATAGGCCATAATTATATGAATATTTGCGAGCTAGCGGCTGCAAGCATGCAGTTAAAAACATGCATGCTCCCGCGCTCAATTTTCTTGTATCTATGTAATAAATATCACGTCCAGATACAAATTCTTCCCGTTGATAAAAGAATGTTGCGTTTTCTGCCCCAAATGAAATTACTCCAGCAGGACTTGGTGTCATTTCATCATTGCGTTGGACACGACATTTCATTCCATTATTAAATTTTGTCCTGACGATATAAGGAATCCCCTGTTCATCCTCAATAACCTGTCTGCTATGCAGCTTTTTTATCTTCGGAAACAGC